TAGTAGGTGTTATTTATAGTATGTTTGATTGTTTGACTTTTGCTTCTACTTGACTTCTAAAAGCACTGTCTTCTTTGTACTTAGGATTATTTATATCCGTAAGCATTTGAGCTACACTGTCATAGCCCACATTACTCTCAGTCTTTTGGCCTGAGAATAAATTCGGTTCTCTTGTACTAGCTTGAAATTTAGAATTTACACCAGCTATTGCTAACTGTGCTTGTTCTAAACTTCCATTATCAACAGTATTATTAAAAGCATCTATTTCAGCTTTTGATAAATTTTGTGAAGCCCATTGAACCATGTTGTTATAGTTCTCTTGGCCACCAACTGTAGATACAATTGAAGCGTTGTGTTGTTGTGCTAAAGCTTCTTGACCAGAAATATAAGCATCAACAGTTTCTTTATTGATACCCATAGATGCAAGCTTAGTATAACTTTCATCTGTAAGTTGACCCTTCTCTGCATACTCTGCATAAAATGGGTCTAAAGAATTTTCTGTTTTAACTTCTTCTTTAGCTTCTATTTTTAAGTCCTTAGTCTCAACTGGTTTTTCTTCAGTTGGTTTACTAGACATTCTTTTTTCTAACTCACCATATGCTTTTGCTAACTCTTCAGCATTTGCAAATTTTTCTGGGAGCCAACCAGGTCTTTCATCTGAAACTTCTTGCGTTTGTGTTTCAGGTGTTGCTGGTGTCTCTGCCTCTTGCGTCTTTGCTTGTTCCTCAAGAGAAGGATTATTTTCTTCTTGAGTAACTTCTACTCTATCAACCATATATTACTCCTTATGAATTGTTGACTAAGGCTTGACCGATAGCTTGCGGAGGTATGTTACCTGCAATTGATTGACCAGCGTTTAATACTGCCTGGTTCTGTTGGTCAGCCTGAATTTGCTCTTGTTGAGCTTGTGCCTCTGCTTGAATTTCTTCTGGTGTTCTAATTAATCCTTTAGTTTCAATACCATCTGATATTGCTAATCTGGATATTGCTTCAGTTATATTTACATATTGTTGGATAGCTTCTCCACCAAGTACACCATTTAATGTTTGTAAAAATTGAATTAATTTATTTCTATCATTAGTTCTTCCTAATGCTTCTATACCTGTGATTACTTTTGGAAATACTACACCTTTAGGTAACTGAGGTAATTTTTTAGATTTTTGTAATACTGATAATTTTCTTTTAACAAATGGTAATTGAAACTCTTGAGATAAAATTCCATAAATACCACCAAGACTATCTTGTAATTCCTGTGCTACCATTCTTACTTCTTCTGCTGTAGTTCTTTCACTATCTCTAACTACAGATGCATTAAGTAAAAATGCATATGATAATCTCTGTTCTATCTTAGCTACAGTTTCTTGAGCTACTCTAAAATCTGGAAACTTACCAACTTGTAATACTGATACATCGTTAGCTGAACCTTCTATGATTGCACCATTTTCACTTTCAGCTAATGCTTTTGCTCTAGTGGTTCCATTAGGAGCCACCATAAATAATGTTTTTGCAGAGGCACTAGCGCCTTCTACAATTGCTTTTGTTAATCCTTCTAAGCTTATTAAATCACCTAAGTATTCTTCAACATAAGAACGACCATAGCTTTCACCATCAACTCTAATCATTCTTAATGGAATGTAAGGTGATTTTTCTAAATCATAACTACCAATACTATCTGGTATAATTACACCTTTAGCTTCTTGGGATACCTGGAATTTATTCTTAACTCTTTTAATACAAGTATATAAATCGCAAGTTTTGCTTTCATCTTCAGATGGACTTATTTGATTATAAATTTCTTGTTGAACTGTTTCTGGTAAAACTTTTAAGGCAACAGTTTCCTTTGTCATTATCTCTAAAACATTACCCATAGGGTCACGTTCGATTACATAATGAGATAATGGGAATACTCTTATACCATCTGAGTTTACAAATAATAAGACGTTACCTCCTATTATTAAATGTTTTAATGCTTCAAATATAGAAACTCTATCATTAGATATTTCTATATTATTCATAACTGCTTTTTCTACTTCAGCTAAACCCTTCTCTATTTGTGTTTTAAGTTGCTCATCAGCTTCAATATCTTTTAGTGCAAAGTTATCTATACTTAATCTAAAGAATGGAGCGTTAGGTGGTAATAAAGATAATAATAATTTAGATGCTAGATTGTTTACACCTCTTGCACCTATACCTTGATAAGGTGTACTAAATTTTTCTGAGTAAGTATCGCTATCATCTGGTATCAGAGTTGGGATAGTTACTTCACTGCACTCACGTGCTCTCTCCAAATACAATTCTCGTTCTGCAACTTTCTTTGTATATCTACCAGCCAAAGTGCCAGTATTAGTTACATCACTAAAGTATTCGCTACTCATTTATTATACACCACCAACTATAGGTATTCTAAGAACAGACGAACCAACTCTTCTTCTTCTATTCATCATGTTCTCACTCTCACCTCTAGCATCTGAATAACCAGCTTCCATAGGTGCCGCTTGAGTTATGTTTGTAATTTGCGGCGTAGGAATTTCTGGGTCTTTCGGTGCAGGTGGTGGGCTAGGTCTACTGCTACACATTATTTTTTCTCCATAATATTTTCTGATTGTTTTTTGGCCTCGGCGTGCAAATATCTAATCACACTTCTTTGGCCTATTCTGAAATATATTTCCTTCATATCCATATTTATTTCTGGAGTTCTTTCAGGAAATAAAGCGTCTAATGCATCAAGCATTTCTTTTGAAATGTGAGGCACATTCAATGGTTTTTGTATCATATATCTAAACTGTCCTGTTTTAAGGTTAACTGTAGTCTCTATCTAAAATCATTTTTAAGTAATGAATTGCTTTTTTAATATCTTCTTCACCACCTTTATGTTGGTGTCTGCATATGTATTTGATGGCATTACCTTCAGCGAATGGAAGATTGTTTTCATTTATAAAGTATGCAGGTTGCACCTTCATTTTAGAATAATGGTCTCCACCCTCTTGATACTTTAAGCTGTCAAAAATATCTTTAGTTGTCATAAGGGCTCCATAATTTAGGTTTACTATTTTCACTATCCCAATCAGATGTTCTAAGTATTCTTGCTAATCTTGCTTGAGTTAATGCATAGTCTTCATCAAGGTCTACTCTTTTGTATTCAGCAACAACTGCTTTCCACATACTAGGAATATCTTTATTTACGTTTGCTAAAACTCTTTGTGCTTTGACACCACCAACTTTAGGACATCCAGAATAACCATCTGTCATATCACCAGTTAATGTTTGATACATAAAATTATAATTAGCTGTAAGTTCATCAACTAATTCTGTACTGCCATCATGTATAAAATGATGTAAACCAGGTACAGTTCTCATGTCTTTATCTGAAGATAAAATTACACAATTATTTTTATATTTTTTAGATGTAGCTAGTATCCCTAAAACATCATCTCCTTCTAAACCTGGGTATGTT